GCTCACGTTGAGATTGAATCTGGCACTCAGGTACTAGGCCAATTTGTAGCGCAGGATGAAGAGACAGAGATTTAATGGCAGCAGATAGCGATTATTCTGAAATCTTAGAGCGTCTAGCCGATAGCCATCAAGAGCGATTGGCTGGCGCTTTAAAGGCCTTAGAAGACGATGTAGCAAGCCTTATGGCTACTGCTCCAACGAAAGACGGGAAACTGTTTGACTTGGAGTGGGCTGTATCCGCTAGACCGCAAATACGAGCGGCGTTAGAAGCTGATTATCTTTCTGAAGTTGATGCAGCAATTAGAGATTACACAAAGGTTTCTGCTGATGCTTCTAAGATGCTTTCTAGTTATGGTGACTTTACCAAGTTAGATCAGACAGTTATTAGCCAGTTGCAGCGACTATCCTTCCAAGGGTTTGAGGGCATTGCTAACGAGTACCTTGATGTAATGGCTAACGAGGTCTACCAAAGCACCCTAACAGGTCGATCATTCAACGACACAGTTAAGAACCTTCGACAGACCATCAATGGCGTTTACATTGAGTCCGACAGCTTAGAAGCCAGCCGCCTTGTTGATGTTGCTGCTAACGGTACGGCAGCGCAGCAGGCAGACGCTGTAAGGCAATTACAGACGGTCTACGCCAGAGATAGGGTTGGCAATAACCTAAGACGTTACGCAACGCAGATGGCACAAGATAGCCTTATGCAGTTTGATGCCTCAATCAATACAGCTATTGGCAAGCAGTCTGGCGCTACCAAGTGGAAGTATTACGGAGGCACTGTCAGAGACTCTAGGCCTTTCTGTGTGGAACATGCTGGGCAGGTATTTACTGATGAAGAGATCGAGGAAACTTGGTCTGGTAGCTGGAAAGGTAAAGCATCTGGAGATCCTTTTATTGTCCGTGGTGGGTACAACTGTCAACACCACTGGCGGCCTGTGTTTGATGCAGAGGCTGAAGAAGTTGCAGTTGATGCTAAAAAAGCTCTTTCTGACCTGCCAGAAGATAAAGTTTCTTTGGAAAGTAGTGTTCCTAAATTGCTGGCTAAACAGAAAGTGATTAACAGCCTTTCAAGCAGGACTGCAAAAGCCGCCCAAAAGCCTGACTTTGAAAGTTTTCGAGATCCTAATTACAACGGCAAAAGCCCGCAAGGATACCAGCTCAAGGACGGGGAGTTTCAGACTAGGTTTAATCATGGCTGGACGGCTAGAAGTGGACTTAGCCCGCAAGCGTTTAACCGACAACAATTGAAAGAAAACGTGACTAAGGGGCTTACAGGAGAAACTTTGACAATCTTGGAGTCAGCTTTAATAAAAACCGATGCAATGGCCAAATCTTTTGGAGTGCCAAGGATTAGGAGCATAGGAAAAGCAAAAGGAACTACCATCGCCCAGATGGGAGATTCTGTTTTAGCACTTAATCACAAATACTATAATAACTGGTCAAAGAAAGCCTATGCTTCTCAGGCATCCTTAACTAAAGCCGTTTCTGATCTTGAGGTTAAATTAGCGGAATCAACAATTAAAAAACAGCTATTAAGGTCTGAGTACGATGAATTGAAGGCGGCTTACGATGCTTCTTCTGCTGATGATAAGAGAATTCTAAGCAATGGAATTAGACAGGCGGGCTTGGCGTATAACAAAGAAATCGACAAATGGAACAATACCAGTAAAAAGCTGTTAAGCGCTCAACAGTTGTCTGCGCCAGACATTGCCAGCAGCTTTATTAAAGGCGGGAACTTAAAGACTAGGCCGCATACTGCTGATGGTTTTTTTGAAAGTTCAGTAGATAAGTCTAATGCTGTTATATTTCACGAATTTGGCCACAACGTACACCAGCAATATAAAGTAACCTCCAAAAATCTAGGTGGCAGGTTTACTCAAGATGAGCCGCCTTTAGAGCGCCTGATAGAAAGTATGTATAAGCAAAAGCCATTCTTTCCGACCAAATACTCAGAGTTAAATAGCCATGAATGGTTTGCTGAAAACTTTACCTTGTACCAAATGGGAAGAAAAGATCTAATGGACGATAATTTACTGGGGTTAATAACTGCACTTGATAAAAGCAGCGGAACATTATCCAGATGGAAAAACTTTGACCTGATAAAAGGGGAATATGATGGGGGGCCAAGATAAATGAGCAAGTATTTAGATGAAGCTGTCGCGCTTTGCAAGAAAAAAATAATGCCAGATGACATTATAGAGCAGCTAGATAGCTTAAAAGATCAAGCTGATGAGGATGAACAGCAGATTTTTAGCTGGCTTTACGAAGCCGCTTACCTTCAAGTTGACGAATTAACAGAGGAATAAATTATGCCACAAGGTAAAGGAACATACGGCAGCAAGGTTGGCCGCCCCAAAAAGAAGAAGAAAGTTAAAAAGTAACCAATTATGATACAATCGAGATTCACCATTCCACCTACTCTTTTAGAGGCTACGTCACATGAGCGATGAAATCATGGCAACAGAAGCAGAAACTGAAACTGCGGCAGTACAAAATCAGGAATCAAAGACCTTTACTCAGGACGAACTAGACCGCATTGTTGCGGATCGTGTTGCAAGAGAGCAGCGCAAGTTCGACAAGAAAATATCTGGCATTGATCTGGATGACGCAAAAGACTTAATGGCGCAGCGAGAAGCAGCCCAACTTGAGCGGCAGAAAGAAAGAGGCGAGTTTGATTCTATCCTGAAACAGACGGTCGAAAAGAAAGACATGGAAATACAGAGTTACAAGAGCAAGCTGCAACAAACGCTAGTTGATGGCGCTTTGCTTGGTGCTGCTGGTAACAGTAATGCTGTAAACCCGAATCAAGTTTCTCAGTTACTTAAAGGCCAGACTAGACTGTCGGAAGACGGAACGGTTGAGGTGCTAGACGCTAACGGAGTACCGCGATACAATGACAGCGGTGATTTGTTATCCGTGAATGAGATGGTAACGGAATTCTTGACAGTAAACCCGCACATGGTCAAAGCCTCTATAGGTGGAACAGGATCGCAGGGTAACACTGGTGGCTCTACACAGAAGCCTACATCTGTGGCAGATATGGTTGCAAACTGGAACGATGGCGGTAAAGAAGCATTTGCTGCTTTCAAGAAAAAGTAACCAACAAACCACAAACTAATTTAATTTTAAGGTAATTTATCATGGCTGCAACTACTAGTACTACCCTTGACGACCTATTTGTTAACATTGTCGCACAAGCTCGTTTCACTGCTGAAGAGCAATCCCTAATGCTAGGTCTGGTTACAATGTATAACATTCAGGCCCAAGCTGGTAAGACAATCCAAGTGCCAAAATATCCGAGCTTGGTGGCTGCTAATTTAGTCGAGGGAACGGATATGTCAAGCACCACCGTTTCTACTTCTTCAGTTTCTGTAACTGTTGGCGAAGTAGGCGCACAGGTTCTTTTGACTGATATGGCTACTTATGGTGACGGCAACCCTGCTGTTGAGTTAGGTACTGTTCTTGGTAACGCTATCGCTACTAAGATTGATACTGACCTCATTGCTTTGTTTGACGGCTTCTCTGGTTCTATCGGTGCTGCTGGCGCTGAGATCACTGTTGCTGACTTGTTTAAGGCTGCTGCAACTCTACGCGCTAACAAAGTAACTGGCGTGATCAATGCTGTTGTACATCCTTTCCAAGCCTACCAGTTGAAAGCTAACCTAACTAACACCTTCGCTAACCCGAACGGTGGCGATTCGCAGAATGAAGCGATGCGTACTGGTTATGTTGGAACTATCGCTGGCATCAATGTCTACGAGTCAGCTAACGTAGCTATTGACGGTTCTGGCGATGCTAAAGGCGCTGTATTCGCTCCTGAAGCTATCATGATCGCTATGAAGCGTGACTTTAACATTGCGCCACAGCGTGATGAGTCTCTCCGAGCATTCGAGCTTAACGCTACTGCCGTTTACGGTGTTGCAGAGCTTGATGATTCGTTCGGTGTTGAGCTTCTGTCTGACGCTGTACTGTAAGATAGTAAGACTAATAATCTGCCCTCCTTCGGGGGGGCATTTTTTAAAAGGTTAAATAATGGCTTATTCCTCAGACGCTGATTTACTTAAACTGATTCCCGACATTCTTGGTCTGGGCATTGAGTCTTTTGTTCTGGAGCATCCTAAAGCTGAAGCTGATCTTCAGCGAGAGTTACGCATTAAGTGGTGGCCCAGAAAGAACATAGCAGGCGAGATGGATACTACAAAGCTCACCCCTGCACAGTTCACTATGGCGAGTGCCTACCTAGTGTTGTGGCGTTATGCTTTGCCCCAGCTTACTAATTGGGTCGATGGCGACAGATTCGGTAATATGATTGACTTCTACAAAGCGCGTTATGGCGAAGAGCTAGAAGCAGTTTTATCAGATGGTGTTGACTATGATGAAGATGGTGATGGCGCTGTTGATTTTGCTGAGAAGCAACCTGTTGGACAATGGCTTAACCGTTAATGCAAATCAAGATAAAAACCAACGCTAAAGAGATAGCCAAGCGATTAAACAAGAAAGGCAAGGCATTATCTTTAAGCGTTAAAAAGGCTCTATCTATTACCGCCCAAGCTGGCGTTAATATTATCCTTGATAGAACAAAAGACGGTAAAGGTTACAAAGGCAATTTTAAACCATACAACTCAACCTATGCAGCTTTCAGGGCTGGCAAAGGTAGAGGCAGTGTTCCAGACTTGAGCTTTACGGGCAAGATGTTAGGCTCTATGACGACAAAGGCAAGCAGTAAGCAGGCTGAAATATTCTTTAGAGGCGCAACCGAGTCAGGTAAAGCCGCTGGGAATGATAAGAAAAGACCTTTCTTCGGATTTAATAATTCTGAAGAAGAGAAACTAGGCAGGATATTCTTTAGGGCGTTGAAATGAGTGTAAGAGAAAGCATTGCTGATAACCTAGTTACAACGCTAAAAGCAACTACAGCTCCCGTGGCTATTAAGTACGTTACCCGCGAGCCGTTTGATTTTGACAAGTTATCCAGCGCACAGTTTCCAGCGATATTGGTTCGCAGTGCTGGAGAAGATAGAGAAGATAGCTCTATAGGTGGCTCCATTACTCAACGTATGGCTACCATAAATTATGAATTCATTTGCTACGTTAAAGGCTCTGTTATTGATTCAGCCCGCAACAATCTTATTGAAGCAATTGAAGAAGCTCTTGATGTTGATCGTTTGCGTGGTGGGTACGCCCTAGATACGCAGATAACTAATATCGAGATTGATGAAGGTTCTATTGACCCGATTGGCGGGATCATTATTACAGTTCGCGTTTTGTATCAGTACACTCGCGGCACAACTTAACTTAAATTAAAAGGTAAATATCATGGCGACTAAAACAGGCGCATCTGGAGTAGTAAAAGTACAAGTCTCAGGCACGACTGTTGCCGTGGTAGGCGAAGTACGTTCTTTCACGTTTGACGGTTCAGCAGACACTATCGAAGACTCAGTAATGGGTGACGTTGCACGATCGTACAAAGAAGGCTTAAAAACAAACACCGTATCACTAGAAGTATACTGGGATGAGGCTGATGCACAGCAACTAATTCTTGATGAGCGAGCTTCTATTGACTTTGAAGTCTACCCTACTGGTACTGGCAGTGGCGAAACTTTCTTTTCTGGTAGCGGCATTGTCACTTCACGTTCAATTACTGGCGCATTCGACGGCATGGTCGAGGCTAGTTTTTCTATCCAGTGCAGTGGCGCTGTAACCGAAGCACAAGTATAAGGGGATTAAACCATGGGATTGGCTAAAGAGTTACGAGGAAGAAGAAAGGTAGATGCAAGAGAAGTTCTTGTCCCTGCATGGGGTGACGATTCTGGAGCGTTCAAGTTGTACTGTAGGCCAATAACCTGCTATGACCTAGACCAGTTGCAGAAGAAGCACCCTAACTTTTTAAACAACACTACAATCGGTGCTATGGTTGATTTGATATTAATGAAAGCAACAGATGAAAGCGGTGACAAACTGTTTGCGTCTGCTGATCGAATTGACTTGATGGGCGAAGAGACTAACGTAATATCCGATATTGCCAATCAGATGTTTGCAGAGATTGAATCTGTTGAGGCACTAGAGGGAAACTAAAAAGCGATCAGTCAAGGATGAATCTGCTTTCCTTGGCTGACCGCCTCCACCTTACCATTGCAGAAGCAGAGCAAATGCCTGTCAATCACTTTAACGAATGGTTGGCTTATTTCCAGATAATGAGTGAGAACAATGGCTGAAAATGTAAAGATTACGATCAAGGCGTTTGACAAGACCAAAAAAGGTTTTGGCACTGTTACTTCTGGATTAAAGAAAGTCACTGGCGCAGTATTTTCAATGCGTACTGCTTTGGTCGGTGCGGCAGGTCTAGCGGGTTTTGGGTTTCTAATTAAACGATCATTGGCTACCTCTGACGCTTTAATAAAAACCGCGAGCAAAATAGGTACAACAACCGATGCTTTGGCGGGGTTAAGGTATGCGGCAGAACTCACTGG